ATTGGTGGCAGTCCTGCATCAGGCAAAGAATTAGATGTTACAGGTAACGTACAAGTAACAGGAGACCTTATTATTGATAACATAACAATAGATGGTTCTACGATTACAAATGCTAGTGGAGACTTAACAATAGTTAACACAAATGATGATGGAGATATACTTTTACAAACAGATGATGGAAGTGGTGGTGTAACAAACTATTTGCAATTAGATGGTGGTAGTGTTATAGTACAACTTCATAAAGATTTATATGCTTTAGATAATGTTAGAATAAGAGCAGGTAATGCAGGCGATTTACAAATGTTGCACGATGGAACAGATAGTTTTATAAAGAACGAAACAGGTAATTTAGAAATTAGAGTTGATGAAGCAGACAAGGACATAGTGTTTAAAAGCGATGATGCAAGTGGTGGCGTTACTACCTATTTCAAACTAGATGGTAGTGCAGGTTTTACAGTTGTAAGTAAGAAGTTTAGATTTGAGGA